CAGGGGGAGGAGTATGGCGCGTGGCCTTATGAACTGACCGGTATATCTGTCAGCAGTGACGGCCAGAGTTCAAGGCCGTCTCTCACCGTCGCTAACATCAGCGGTACGATTGGCGCGCTATGCCGAAGATTTCAGGGTATGGCCAAAGCGAAGGTGATCATCCACGACACCTTCGCCCATTACCTGGACGCCAGAAACTTCCCTGACGGCAATCCGACGGCGAACCCCAGTGAGGAGCGAAAACAGGTTTATTACATCGACCGCAAATCAGGTTCAGACGATGAAACCGTAGAGTTTGAACTTTCCAGCCCTGCCGATCTGCGCGGGCAGCTCATTCCGACCCGGCAAATTCAGCCGATGTGCACCTGGTGCATGCGTGGCTGGTACAAAACCGGTAACGGCTGCACCTATACAGGGCAAAACGGCTGGTTCGATAAAGATGGCAACCGGGTGGACGATCCTTCACAGGATGTTTGTTCCGGACTGCTGTCAACGGGCTGTAAACCTCGATTTGGAGAGAATGAACAGCTGGATTATGGCGGGTTCCCCGGCGCTTCACTTCTGAGAGGCTAATCATGCGTGATAAAACAGTTACAGCCATTCTGGCACATGCCGCCGCGTCCTTCCCTGAGGAGTGCTGTGGTGTGGTTATCCAGAAGGGGCGGGTTGAGAAGTACATCCCCTGCAAAAATCAGGCTGAATCGCCGACTGAGCAGTTTGAACTTAACCCTGAGGATTATGCCGCAGCCGAAGAGCAGGGCACAGTAGTGGCGATCGTCCACAGTCATCCCGGTGATGGGGCGACAACGCAGCCGAGCGAGCTCGACATGCTGATGTGTGATGCCACTGAGATGCCCTGGGTGATTGCATCGTGGCCGGAGGGTGATATACGCACCGTTATGCCTCGCGGAGATCGCCCCCTCACCGGGCGCCAGTTTGTTCTCGGGCACGCAGACTGCTGGTCTCTCATCATGGACTATTTCCGCATCGAACACGGCATTGAACTGCCCAACTACAGCGTGGAACGCCACTGGTGGGAGCAGGGTGAAAACCTTTATATGGATAACTGGCAGGAATGCGGTTTCCGTGAGTACGACGGTCCCGCTCAGCCAGGTGACATGGTTATCATGCAGGTACAGTCCACTGTCCCGAACCACGCGGGGATTTTGCTTGATGGCAACATGCTCCTGCATCACATGTATGGTCAGCTAAGTCAGCGCATTCCCTACGGTGGCTATTATCGTGACCGTACCATCAAAATTCTGCGTTATAAGGATTTGATGTAATGGAAAAAAAAACCGTTATCAAACTCAGCGGCTCAATGGCTCAGCGATTTGGCAGGACGCATCGCCGCGCGCTAACCTCTGCCAGCGAAGTTTTCAGGGCGCTTTCAAACACCATTGACGGCTTTGATGCCTACCTGCGTGAGACCAGAGCAAAGGGGCTGGATTTTGTCATCTTCCGGGACCGCCGCAATATTGGTCACGAAGAATTTGATCTTCTCGGGCCCGGCGATGAACTTCGCATTATCCCTGTTATACGCGGTAGTAAAAGGGCGGGCCTCTTTCAAATTGTTACTGCTGCTGCAATTGCGGCCTTTACCTGGTGGAACCCAATTGGATGGGCCGCAGGTACACAAATGGCGTTATATGCCGCGGCTGGTTCTATGGCTGTTGGCGGTGTAGTGCAAATGCTTTCCCCTCAGGTTGCTGGTCTGCGAATGCGTCAGGATCCTGATAACAAACCCTCTTATGCGTTTGGTGGTCCCGTTAATACAACAGCATCCGGAAATCCCGTCCCCCTGCTTTATGGACAGCGCGAAATAGGTGGCGCGATTATTTCCGCCGGGATTTATGCCGAAGATCAGCAATAAACCAAACCACGCACTGTAAGCCACCTGACGGTGGCTTTTTTATGGACGCGATATGACGACGACAATCATCAAAGGCCGCGGTAAAGGTGGCAGCAATCAGACCCGAACGCCTGTTGAAGCACCGGACAGCATTCAGTCGATTGCCAGGGCAAAGGTGCTAATTGCTCTTGGAGAGGGTGAGTTCGCTGGCGGGCTTGATGGTAAAAACATCTTTCTTGGTGACTCATCTTCGTATACGCCTCTTCAGAACGCCGACGGAAGTTATAACTTCAATAATGTAAAATACGAGTTCCGTTCCGGCACTCAGGACCAGGACTATATTCAGGGCTTCCCCGGCATTGAAAACGAACTTCAGGTTTCATATGAGCTGAAACAGGCTGTGCCGTACGTGCGCGCGGTATCCAACACGCAGCTCTCTGCGCTGCGAATTCGCCTGGGATGGCCAACTCTTTTACTCCAGAAAAACAACGGCGACAAAGTCGGAACCCGCGTCGAGTATGCTATCGATCTGTCGGTCGATGGCGGGCCGTATGAAACGGTGGTTAACGGTGCTGTTGATGACAAAACCACGTCGCTTTATGAGCGCAGTCACCGCGTCAATCTTCCGAAAGCCTCGACTGGATGGCAGTTGCGGGTTCGCAGAATCACGCCGGATTCCACGAGCGTGAATATCGTCGACACCATGCGCGTTGTGGCCGTTACTGAAATTATTGACGCCAAACTTCGCTACGTTAACACAGCGCTGCTGTATGTAGAGTTTGACGCAAAGCAGTTCCCTAATGGCATTCCTCAGGTTGTGTGCAATCCGAAAGGGCGAATCATCCGTGTACCTGATACTTATGTTCCCGAAACCCGCACTTACTCTGGTACATGGGAGGGCGTATTTAAATGGGCATGGACGGATAACCCTGCCTGGATTTATTACGACATCATTCTGAACGAGCGCTTCGGGCTGGGTCAAAGAATCGATGCGACTCAGATAGACAAATGGGAACTTTATCGCATCGCCCAGTATTGCGATCAGCAGGTACCAGACGGCAAGGGCGGAAGCGGGACGGAGCCTCGTTTTCGTTGCAACGTTTATATCCAGGACCGTAATGACGCCTGGACCGTACTTCGTGATCTGGCGGGTATATTTCGCGGCATGACGTACTGGGGCGACAATAAGATGTATGTCCTGGCTGATATGCCACGGGATGTGTGGCACATCTATAACCACGCCAGCGTTGTTGAGGGTAAATTTACCTTTGCGGACCCGAGTGAAACCACACGAAACACTGCCGCGCTGGTGAACTGGTCAGACCCAGCCAACCACTATAAAGACACGCCTGAGCCTGTTTACGATAACGATCTGGCCATGCGATTCGATTATCGTCAGCTCGAAATGACTGCAATCGGCTGCACCAGGCAGTCAGAGGCAAACCGTCGGGGGCGCTGGGCGCTGCTTACTAACGGTATTGGCGAGGTGGTGACTTTCAGCACAGGCATGGACGTTCCCCCTGTCGGGGAAGTGATCGGCGTGGCCGCTAATGAGCTTGCCGGAAGAACTATCGGCGGCAGGGTGAGTGCGGTTAACGGCCGCAACATAACCCTCGATCGCGCCGCTGATGTGAAAGCCGGTAACCGGCTGTTTTTGAACCTGCCATCAGGAATAGCTCAGGCCAGAACCGTCCAGGCGGTTAAGGGAAACACAGTCACTGTCACCACACCCTACAGCGAAACGCCGGAGGCTGAATGTAACTGGGGTGTGGATTCTGACGATCTGTATATAGCGCTTTTCCGTGTTACGGGAACGCGGGACAACAACGACGGTACTTTCGAAGTCACCGGGACGACTTACAACCCTGACATCTATTCCGCCGTTGATACCGGGGCAAGGCTGGATGAGCGTCCGATCAGTGTCATCCCTCCAGGGGTTCAGGCACCTCCTGGTAATATTGTCGTTGACAGTTACTCTACGGTTAACCAGAACATTGCTGTTACCACCATGCGTGTTGCCTGGGATGCTGTTCAGGGGGCAGTTGCGTACGAGGCTGAATGGCGGCGTGACAGTGGCAACTGGATTAGTGTGCCCCGAACGTCTTCTCTCGGTTTTGAAGTGCAGGGTATCTACTCCGGTCGTTATCTGGTGCGCGTCAGGGCGGTGAACGCCAGCGACGTTTCATCAGTCTGGGCAACATCATCAGAAGTAAATCTTACGGGTAAAGTGGGC